GCCCGAATCAGCGACCGCAGGTGTCGCCTGAAGGTCAGCGATATGGAATGTGATAACGTCTGCCGATGTATAGACAGGGTTACACACCCTCATATTCGCAACCGCAGCCGCACCGCAAGACATTCTTGCGAACGTCTTTGCTGCTGTGAAAGCTCCCGTCAGCGTGAAGGTGTAGAGACCAATCGAAGTCCTTGCAGGAGTGATTGTTCCACCCAACTGATTGACGAGTGCCGTAGTGAGCACAGGAGCATCGGTTGAGGACTGTGTGCCCTTACCAACGTACTGCTTCGACCCAGCAGCCAGGAGACCACGTACCGTCCGATGTGCCGAACGTACCAGACTTCACCCACGTTCGCCCAACCCCAACCGATGTAACCTGTGGAGTGTAGAACGATCCGTTGGGTGCATTGGCGTAGTTCGCCACGGGACTTGCGTCCGTGCCCCAGATTTGATGAATCTCACCCTGTTCGCACAACAGCTTGCTGACGAAAGCATTCGTCGGATAGCTGTACAGAGCAACCAGCGTGTTTGAATCCTTGACGGAAGTCAGAAATCCACCCATGATGACCTCCCCTTAGAAACTGAGGCTGTCAGGACTGTAGGTGGCAAACACCAACGAAGATGTATTCTCGTAGAAGTCTCCCGCCGACAGGCCAGTAACAACCCCATCGTGATCGAAAATGTCAGCCCGAACCACCGACTGAACTGTCTGAACTCCGATACCTGACACTGCACCATAGTCAGCAGACTCCTCGACGAACATCATCGAACGGCCTCGGACACCACCAGCCACCGGAATACCAACACCGACGCTGAGAGCACCCTCACCGATAAGGAATCCGCACTTGCGGTCTGAGGTGTCACGATCTTCGATCCAGTTTGCAACAGTGTAGCCTGCTGAACGCTGGGCTGCGCTCGGAGCAGGGCCATACTCAACCACGTTCGCAGCCGGAGCAGAAGCACCGACAGGATTGGTGGCCGTGCGAGCACCCCACATATTCTGATCGACATAGATCAGAGCACCGAACAGATCGGCCCGTGCGCCAGTAGCGAGCGGGTGATCGTCCAGTTCATTCGGCAACCCACGATAGAACTCCAGGAAATCGGAATCCTTCTGAAGTTGCGCCCATTGTGCATCCGAGATGAAGATGAGGAACCTGCGGAAACCAGCCTTCATCATGATCGGTTTGACCTTGTGACGGTTGGCTGCCAGAACCAGTGAGTTCACCATGTCTGCGGAGAAATAATCCCCAGCGACATTGGTGAGACCATCAATGGCTTCCTGAACCAGATCTTCATATCCGGCAGTCCCTGGCCTTCCACCTGAGTAGGCGACCTGTCCGGCCCCTGCTGTGTAGAAGTTCGGGTGTGATACCCTTGCTACCGCCCGACCACCCAAGAGAGTGGGAGCGAGAAGGTCGAAGCTGACTCCATTCAACATTGCGTGGATGAAGTTCCCAGGATGGTAGTCGTTCCACCAGTCCGTGATGTACTCGTTCGCCTCTTCCATGAGGTTGCCCAAGTACGGGGCAGCGATCTGAGCCGACATCAGGCTCGGATTGGAATAAGCTTTGCGTGTAAGGTTGATTCTGACCGTGCGGAATGTGATCCGTGCGGCCTCCTCAGTTCCTTCGAGTGCCTTGTCTCCCAGAGTTGCACGGCCTGTCAGACGCAGCCGGACAGGAATGTCCAGGTTGGTCTTACCACGCTTGATGAACTCTTTGAACACTTCGATAGGCGAGCCAGTCAACTTTGCACCAGCATCCGCTTCAGGCCCAGGAAGAACCGTATCCGAGGTTTCACGACTTGCTTTGATAAAGTTGGGGGCCACAAACATACCGAAGATGTTCTTCTTCCACTGCTGGCGAAACATCCGCTCAGAGAGAAGGTTGGGATTCAGACGACCCGTAAGAGAAAAGATTGTCTGTGCCATAACATCCCCCGAAATTTAGGGGTGAGTCTTATTGCGAAACAAGTTGAGTCGAAACCCGAAGGTTAGGACTTCTTGTTGTAGATCCTATCCAGTTGCTCATCCGAGAGATTCTCAACGGCCTTTGGATCGTTGAGGTCAACAGTAACAGGCTGCTTGGCAGAACCAGTGGCGGGGATCTTACTCCTCGATATGGTTTGGTGTGGCTTCGGGCGCATGGTTG